CTCGGGTGTCTGGCAATGCTCGGGTGTCTGGCGATGCTCGGGTGTCTGGCGATGCTCGGGTGTCTGGCGATGCGCTTACAGTAACTCGAGGGTGTTTTATCGGCTCAATTGATGAGTTTTTAGCAAAATCAGAAATTGAACATGATGACCAAACACATATTGAATATCGAATGTTGATAGAAGTGGCTTATTCGAGAATTAACAGGGCTAAAAAATAAGTTTTAAGGAGTAGCGAATGAATGACGAAAAACACTTACGCGAACTGATTCAAGCTGTTTTGGATGGGAGGCCATTGCAAAGCAGTTTTACTGGTGGCGGTTGGAGTAATTGTGTTGAGTATCCTATCATGACAAGGATTGCAAAAATTTTTGAATATGGTGCGTCAAGCTATCGCATCAAACCAGAAGTAAAAACATTTACTTATCAGACAAGGGTTTATATGGTAAATGAAACTATTTGCGTATGGTGTTGCAATAGTGGAAGAGGTGAACAGCGCGAAAAAGAAATGTATGCTGAAGCTGGTAATTTTAAATGGCTAACCCCAGCCCAAACCCACACTATTGAGTACACAGAATGAATGAAACTGACTATTTACCAACGGAGATTTATAACTCACATAATCAACTTAGCGAAAGTAGACAAGGACTTAGCCAATTACTCGATACGAGAATTTGCGACATTAGACCATTATCAACTGAAAGACTTGCACGCTTTGGTTATGTTGGAGGTCAAGCGCTTAAAGTCCGTAGACCTGACATCGGTGAAGTCGGACTAAGCAAAAGCGAGATTGAGCATGCAATTCAATATGGGATAACGATGTGAAAGTTCCTGACCGCATATACAACTGGCTAGATAGCCACTTTAGTGTTGCTAGGTTTTATGGTGGCATGGTGTTTCAAGGTCACCGCTACGTGATTGATGAGGCAACTGCTGGCGCTCCATTGGTTAAGCAATCGGTGCTAATCGCTGAACGTAAAGCAGCTAAAAAAGCAAAGCAGGTAGCAAATATTGCACAAAATATGCAAAAAAAGCAAGAAGATAGCTTATTTTAAATAAAACAAAACCTAGGGTTTACCCTAATATGCAAAACAAAATAAACTGCGAGAATTAAAGCATGAAACAAATAATGAAACTTCAAATGCAAAAAATTCTCAGCAAAATGACATTTACGCAAGCTTTAGAAGCCTCTAAAAAATTGAATGAAGTCGTCAATTTAGCTGATAGCCATTTACAAACTTTCCCTAAGGGCAAATTTGGGTTAACACCTGATGAGGTCAAAAACACAGTTGAATTTAAAACGGCAAAGTTTACATTTGATATTGCTTTTCAAAACTTGCGTAACTTTAACCAATATTACACAAAACAATTTAAGCGTGAATTAGCCCAAATGCGCGACGAAAAACGGGCAATGCAAATTGCAAAAACAGCATGAAAAACTTACTCTACTACCAAACCTTGTACCTTAACCACCGCCGCCGCTTTATAGCTCAAGGCTTTAAGCCAATGACACTAAGCCAGTTCTACGATGCATGTTTTGAGTATCCGATTGAAGTGCCAGTTTTTATAAAAAGCCATGGCTAAAAAAGTTTACATACTGGCCAACCCTACAGCACGTCAAAACGCTATAGAAGCGGTTAAGTCAGCGCAGGACGGCTTTAAGGTTACGGTTGCAGAGCCTACACGCTCATTAGATGCAAATGCATTGCAATGGGTAATTTTACAAGCCTTCAGTGAACAGCTAGCATGGTCAATCAATGGGGTAATGACCAAGCTAGAACCTGAAGACTGGAAAACAATCCTAACCGCAGCTTTTAGACAAGAGGGAAACCGAGTAGCTCAGGGGCTAGATGGCGGCTTAGTATTTTTAGGGATGAGAACTAGCAAAATGAGTAAAAAAGAGTTTAGTGACTACTTAGAATTTTTAAATGCCACGGCTGTATTGAGAGGGGTGAATTTATGAGTAAAAAACTAAAAAAAGCGTTAGACGATGCAATCATGGGTTACATCAAAGCATTTGAAAAAGCCCACGGCGTAGAGTTTGAGTGGGCTACAAACGACGATTTAACGGGGATGCTGTGCTTTGGTGACAACTATTTCAGCATGTCAGATATTGTTTACGATGTTGATAACAAATTACCAATAAAGCTAATCTTTGAATGGCAGGAAGCCTGCATAAAAGCGCATTTTTTAGGCAATGAAAAAAAAATAAATCTACAAAGCTATGCAAAAGGATTGGGGTATGACCAAGTGCAATGAACTAGGAATGTGTCAATCAATAGGGTGTGGAGAGTGCTGCAAAAAATGCTACGGTGAAATGAAGCCTAGCAAAGCAATCGTGACCCGTGCTAGTGGAATAGGTGACTTCGGTAAGCACGATGTTGTAACGATGTCACCAGACCCACGACAGCCAGTATTGGTTGATTGTATGAAGTGCAGTAAATGTGGGTATTCAGTGAGTAAACCAAAATGAATGAATTTACAATCAAAGAGCGCTTAACCGCCATGCTGGTATTGCAGCTAATTGACGAAAACGTCAAGAATTATGCAAACGAGGAAGACCGAGGCGCTGCATGTACAGCGGTACTTGGTCTAGCAATGGACATGCATAAAAACGGGATAGACCGTAGCTTTGTCAATCAATTGGAATATCCAACACCGGTGCACAATGAGTAAATGTTCTATTTGTAAAGCTGAGTACATTAAACGCAGCGCTTTTCAAAAAGCATGCTCTATTCAGTGTGGAATGGCAGTTGTTGACAAGGCCAAGCAAAAAAAAGTAATGCAGGATAAACGCGAGACTAAGGAAAAGCTGGAGAAACTAGCAACAAAGCCGCAATTAGTTGAAAAAGCACAAAAAGCTTTTAATGCTTACATTCGAGCGCGTGACTATGGAAGGTTATGCATCTGTTGTGATAAGCCTATTGCATGGGATTCTGGCGCTACTGGTGGCGTATGTGATGCGGGTCACTGGTTAAGCGTAGGAGCTAGAGTAAATTTAAGATTTAATGAAGATAACGTACATGCACAACTCAAACATTGTAATAAACAACTTTCAGGCAATGCTGCGAATTACCGCATTGGACTGGTTAAAAGAATCGGGCTAGAACGGGTCGAAGCCCTAGAGTGCGACCATAAGCTAAACCACTACACAAAAGACGATTTAAGGGATATTGAAGCCACTTACAAAGCAAAATTGAAAAGCCTAACCGCTTTGCAAGACATGGTAAGAATGAATCAAGAGATGGGATTGTATGAAATCGCAAGATAACGCCATTTCAATTCCAAGGCGCAAAACCTTTTATAACCAATGATTGCTTCAGATTAACAAAAAAATTGTATCGAAAATGAAAACATTAACTAAAAACACACAAGACGTACTAGATTTACTACCTGCTACAGCGCGAGATATATCAAGCAAGCTAGGATTTAGTCGTGTAACGGCATCAAGCTGTATTCGCGTCTTAAAGGCTAAAGGACTGGCTGAAAACGGCGATAGTCTCACTATACCGCATGGCGAACAGATTGTTTACGTAAGGACAATGAAAGGGCATGAATTTGAGGATGATACGCCGCCTTGCATCGTGCCAAAAACGACTTTAACAGTATGGCGCACAGCATTACCTTGGGAGGCTAGAGCGTGAACCAAACGAAAGAAGAGTTATTAAGTGCAGTAGCGGCTATAAACGCATTTAGGGACGCGACAGAATCCGCTAAGAAATTACTTCCGCCTATTGAAACGCTAAATGGATCGCAGCGCAGGTTACTGCTATGCGAAGCTGTTAAACACTTGGAGAGTGCTGATTTGCCATATTTTTCAAGGGCAATCAACTTACTAATGGGTCAAAGAGATAGAGTTGTTAAAGTACGTGGTGGATGGTTTTTTAAACAACGCAAAAACGGCAAAATTAGGCACAGAGCACCTGATATTTATAAAAAAATAGAAGTAAGTGCAACATGAAAAAAGCAAAGGCAATTAAATCCTAGGGTAAACGATATTAGGGTTTAAAGTTGCAAAACCTAGGGTTTACCCTAGTACGCAAGCAATAAAAACTGTTAGACAATAGAGCCATGCCAAGCAATACCGCAAGGCAGCAACAGGAGAGAATGATGATTACAAAAACAAAACAAGTTTGGGCAGTAGGTCAAATGGTAAAAGTTGGCTTTATGTCTTTGCGAGTAATGGCAACTCAAGCAACGCCGGGCGATTACAAGCCCGATGCATATATATTGGCTAATGCAAAAGCTGATAAATTTTATCGTTTTGTACCCCATAACGGCCTTGAGGGTGGCTTTACATCAATGAACGCTGCTTTGGCGGCCTAAGGGGAAATCATGAAAACACTAATCACAATCATCTTAGCCACATTACTCGCAGCATGTGGAGATTGCCCGCCTGATGCCGTTATCGCACCGCCTGAAACCGTGACGGCAACCACGCCTGAGCCAATTGTCACGCCGCCAGTTATTACGCCAATAGTAGAGCCGTCAACCCCTGAACCGATTCAAGCATGTCCACAATCTACAGGATGCTCACCAAGTCCAGCACAATTACCGCCTAACCGTATTCCAGTAGTAGAGCCAAACCTAGTGCCAGCATGTATCCAAGACAACACGCCATTGGTGTATATCGCGCCATTTTGGGTAGATAATTGCGGCAACAAATATGGGCAAACAAGTTAAAAAAGGGGTTGTATGAATAGGCAGCAAAAAAGAGCTATGAGTTCCAAACTCCGCAAGCCATTTAACTTTATTCAAGTCGATGAATTCTTGAAAGAAAAAGGATTTAGCATTGGGACAAAATTCACAATTGATGGGCATAAAGATAGAAGCGGAGCTTTGGTTACTTTTGTGGTGTCTGGATATATAATTGAATCTGACGGCAATAAAACATTGACTCAAGGTATTTGCACAGCGCCGTAATGGTGGTAAAATGGCACTGCAACTCGCAGTTGCTTCGCCCTTCGGGGCTTTTTTACATAGAACTGGCTAATCCAGTGTGCCGAAAGGTGTTGTATGAATGATACACAATTTAAAAACGGGAATAAAGCGGGTAAAGCAGGGCGACCTAAAGGGATGCCAAATAAAACAACGGCACAGCTTAAAGACATGATTCTGCAAGCCTTGGATAAATCGGGCGGCGTTGATTACCTAGAAGCAAGGGCAAATGACCCAAAGACCGCAACAGCATTCCTAAGTTTGATTGGTAAAGTTCTACCTATGACAATAGCGGGTGATGCTGAAAACCCTTTAAAAATGATTACAACTATTGAGAGAGTCATTGTCCGTCCTAAGCATACAAACCCCTGAAGTCTTTGAGCCGCTATTGCAGCCGGCTCGTTATAAGGGCGCTTGGGGTGGGCGCGGCTCTGGCAAGTCGCATTTTTTTGCTGAAATGCTGATTGAAGACAGTATCAGGGAAAAGATAGATGCTGTTTGTTTGCGTGAGGTACAGAAAAGCCTTAAATTTAGCGTCAAAAAACTGTTAGAGGGGAAAATAAGCGACTTAAATGCTGGCGCTTATTTTGAGGTGCAAAACGAGCAAATTAAAAGCATTCACGGTGGGGTAATCATTTTCCAAGGTATGCAAGACCATACCAGCGATTCAATAAAGTCATTGGAAAACTTTAATAGGGCGTGGTTTGAAGAGGCGCAAAGTGCAAGTCAGCGAAGCTTGGATTTGCTGAGGCCTACAATTCGCGCCCCTAATAGTGAGTTGTGGTTTAGCTGGAATCCAAGCAAAGCAACCGACCCAATAGATGCGCTTTTACGTGGCGACACATTGCCAAAAGGCGCAACAGTCGTTAAGGCAAATTACAAAGATAATCCTTGGCTGCCACAAGAATTGATAGACGAGCTTGAATACGACAAGCGCAGAGACCCTGATAAATACGCGCACATCTGGCTAGGGGAATATCAAAAGAATAGCAAGGCGCGAGTTTTTAATAATTGGAGCATTGAAGAATTTGAGCGTCCAGCTGGAACTATTCATAGACTAGGCGCTGACTGGGGATTTGCGACAGACCCAAGCACATTGGTAAGGTGTGATATTGAGGGGAATCGCTTATATGTTGACTATGAGGCTTACGCAATAGGATGTGAGATTGTCAATCTACCTGAGTTGTTTATGTCAGTGCCCGAGTCTGAAAAATGGCCCATAACCGCAGATAGTGCGCGACCTGAGACAATAAGCCATATGCAAAAGAACGGCTTTCCTAAGATAAGAAGTGCAATAAAAGGCGCAAAAAGCCTTGAAGAAGGTGTAGAATTCTTAAAATCTTTTGACATTGTGGTTCATCCACGTTGCACTCATGTCATTGATGAGTTAACATTGTATAGTTACAAAACCGACCCTTTGGATGATTCAAAGGTTTTACCGATATTAAGCGACAAAGACAACCATTTAATAGATGGATTGAGATATGCATGTGAAGGTGCTAGGCGTATTAAAAAACAACGAAAAGAAGTTAACAAAGAGTTGCGGCCTAATATTGGCGCGGCTCATTCATGGATGGGTGTATGACAGATATTGTTACAGAGGCACGCAAGCGATACACGCAAGCAGGCGAAGCGACTGCGGCTAACGACTTGCTGGCTATAGCTGACACCAAGTTCGTGCTTGGTGATTCTGATAACGGTTGGCAGTGGGAAGACACAATCCTACAAAACTCTAGAAAACAGGCAAAGCCCACGCTTACCGTAAACGTAACGGCGCAGCACTGCAACCAGATTATCAACAACATTCGTCAAAGCCGCCCGCAAATTAAAGTATTGCCAGTCGATAACTTTTCAGACAAAAAGACTGCTGAGATTATGGCGGGGTTGATTCGCAACATTCAAAACGTATCTAACGCAGATGATGCTCACGACTTAGGGGCAGAACATTCTATTTATGGTGGAATAGGCTATTGGCGTATCTTAACTGAGTTTGAATCTCCGCAATCATTTAACCAGACGATAAAGATTAAACCAGTTCCTAACCCGAGATTGGTTAGGATTGACCCAGCGGCTACAGCTTTGGATAAATCCGATGCAATGTGGGGATTTGTCGAAGAAGAAATATCTATCGAACAATGCAAGCGCGAGCATCCAGATATTGACCCTGAATCATGGGGCGACGACACGCACGGATGGCACAATAAAGAGACAATCAAACGCGCCGAATACTTCTATTGCACGTATAAAGATGATACTTTATGCATGATGGACGACGGAACGACTGCAATAAAAAGCAAACTGGACGATTACGATGCTTTAAAAGCTCAAGGGCGAATTATCAAAGAGCGCCCAACGTCAGTAAAACAGTGGAAATGGTGCAAACTGTTAGGCGGGCATGATGAACCAATCGAGGAGACGGATTGGCTGGGTGAATATCTGCCTATCGTAGCGGTGACAGGCAAAGAATTAAACGTAGATGGCGAGATTGTCCGTAAAGGGCTGGTTCGAGACATCAAAGACCCAGCTCGTATGCTGAATTACAGCTTTTCAGGTGCTGTAGAAACAATCTCGCTACAAACGAAAATCCCTTATGTTGGATCTATCGAAGCAATCGAAGGTTTTGAGGATGAATGGAATAAGGCGAATCTCGAAAACAAATCAATCCTACATTTTAACGCTTACGACGAAAGCGGAAACAAGCTAGACCGCCCACAGCGCGAAATGCCAGCCGTTATGCCTACGGCGCAAGTGCAAATGCTGCAAGTGGCAACAGAGCAAATGAGGGCAGCAAGCGGTCAACAGAACTCTAACTTTGGCATCAAATCAGAGGCTTCTAGTGGCATAGGTATTCAACGTCTCAAGGTTCAGGGCGACACAGCAACATTTCATTTCCCTGACAATCTAAGCCGCGCATTGCGGTATGAGGCTACAATTTTGATTGACCTGATTCCAAAGATTATGGATGTCGGACAGATTGTCCGAATTTTAGGATTAGACGGCTCACACGACCAAGCAAAGTTAGACCCTTCTAGCCCACAGGCTTACACGGAAAACACAAAACCGAACGGGGATGTCGAGAAGATATTTAACCCGACCATTGGTAAGTATGACGTTACTATCGCAACGGGTTCAAGCTATCAAACACAGCGTCAAGAGGGTGCGGCTGCCATGTCTGAAATGGTTGCAAAGAACCCAGCCCTTATGCAAGTTGCTGGTGACTTGGTGTTTAAAGCGTTCGACTTCCCCGGTGCTGATGCGCTTGCTGAACGTATGGCAAAAACACTACCGCCTAACCTGCAAGATAAAAAAGGACAGCCAGAAGTCCCGCCTGAAGTCCAGCAACAAATGCAGCAAATGCAAGAACAAATGCAGCAAATGGGGCAAGCGCTTGAAAACGCTGATGTCCAAGTTACACAGCTTGAAACAGAGCTAGACCAGACAAGAAAATCAAAAGCTGGTGACGCAGAAGCAAAAATAGTAGAGGCTGAAAACGCTGCGGTTTTAGCGCGTGAAAAGATGGAGATTGACGCAACCATCAAGCGCGAACAAATCGACGTTGACGCTGAACTATCTATCTATAGAGCGAACAAGGAAGCTGAGACTAAGCAAAAAATAGCTTATATGACAGCACCAGAGCAGGAAAAAACAGAAGTTCCTGAGCCTGAAATCGACATTGAAACTGGCGAACCTATCGTAAAATTAGACCCTTTACATCAATTACTAGAGGCAGTTGTTGTAAGCAACCAACAGTTAGCCCAAGCGGTTGCACAATCAAATGCCCCTAAAGTTTCAAAGATTGCTATTGAAAAGATAGACGGTAAATTTATTGGTACAAAGATAGAGGAATAACATGGCAGCATACGTAAAATACGAGTTAGCAATCGAGAAGATGATGGAAGCTGGCAATGCTGGCACTGACAGTTATTCAATCATCTTGTCAAACACAGCCCCTAACGTGGCGACAGCAACTAATGCCGCCTCTGTATCAGAGCTTGCGACAGCGGGGGGATATACCGCAGGCGGTAATGCGGTAACGGTTACTTCGGCAGCGTCAACAGGTGGTATTTATAAGCTGGTTCTAGCTGACCCAGCGGTTTGGACTGCAACGGTTGGCGGGTTTACTTTCCGATACGCTCACTTATACAACGTCACACTAGCGCAGGTCATTTCATATTGGGACTATGGTTCAAGCCAAGTTGTTGCGCTGGGTGAGACTGTAACGGTTGACCTAGACCAAACTAACGGCGTTTATACGGTTCAATAATGGCAACAGGTCAAGGCACAGCAACGATTGATTTTGGCTCGTTCCCCGGCACTAGTGAGGCAAGTGTAGCGGTAACGGGTCAAGGCTCTATCACTGCCACATCAAAGGCTGAGGCTTATGTGATGGGAGATGACACAGCGGGGACTCATACGGCTAATGACCATCGTTACTTTGCTGTATTAGTAGGGTTGACGTGCGGTACACCCACAGCCGCTACGGGGTTTACGATTCACGCCCGATGCTTAGATAAGCTACAAGGGCAATTTCAAGTTCGCTGGGTGTGGGCAGATTAAAAGGAAAATATCATGGCATTAGATACAACAATAGTAGGCAGCACAGGCAACGGCGTACAAGTTACACCCGAAGGCCGCATGAAAATGGAGCTTGAGAGCGACGCATACACTGACCCGATGCAAATTGGCTCAGTCCGTGCGATGGGGGAAGTTGACGGCGGTGCTTTAACCGCAGCGCCATTGCTTCGTCCTTTGGAGGTCGATGCTGATTACCGCGCGCGCGTATCTCAGGACTGTCTATTTGATGAAGAAGTGTTTAACTACGTGGCGCAAAACACAGGTAAACACAACTTTGCATCAACCACAATGGCTGCAACTTGGACAGCGGGACAGTTCACGACTAACTCGGCTGCTATCACTACCATTACCACGGGCGTACAGCTATCCACATATGCGTTTTTCCCGTGCACAGGAACGACTACGCTATCGCTTGATTCTGAAATCGCATTTAGCGCCCAGCCTGCGACAAATACTTTTGTTGAATGGGGTGTTGGTCAAGCTGGCACACAATTAATCGCTCCTGCTGACGGTGTGTTTTTCCGATTGTCTAGTGCTGGGTTGCAAGGTATTTGCTCATATAACGGCACTGAGACATCTACAGGCGTTTTCCCATTATCAGGCGGTACGGGTACGTGGCTGTATACAAACAATAAACGCTATCAGTTCATCATCTATCAATCAATGGTTGAAGCCATGTTCTGGGTTAATGATGGAACGGGCGCGGTGGCTATGGGGCGATTGTCTTTGCCAGTAGCACAGCCACGCATGAGTATGGCGGCTGGTGGTCAAGTGTTCTTTAAGCATCGTATTGTTGGTGGTGCGGCTTCTGGTGCACTGAGTGCATTTGTAGGTGCGTATAACGTGCGTCAAGGTGGTGTTAACTTCGCGTCAACGCCTAGCGTTTCAGGCTCTCGCACACTAGGTTCTTATCAAGGTCTATCAGGCGGCACGATGGGCGGTTTGGCTACACTGCCAAACAGTACCGCACCCGTAGCAGCCATACCAACAAACACAGCTTTAACAGCTAACTTACCCGCTGGCTTGGGTGGTCAAGGTTTAGTCACTGCACAGGCTACGGCGGTAACTGACTTGATTTTTGCCAGCTATCAAGTGCCAGTAGCTACAGTCAATGCGGCTGGTCGTCGCTTGGTGCTTCGTGGTGTTCGTGTAGATGCCGTCAACACGGGCGCGGCAGTAGCAACTACTTCTACAGCGATTCAATTCTCACTAGCTTACGGTCATACAGCGGTATCACTAGCAACGACTGAATCAGCGACAACCAAAGCGCCGAGACGTACTGCCCTAGGCTTTATGACTTGGTTAATTGGTATGCAAATTGGCGAAGGTCCTAAGAACGGTATTATTAACTTTGATACAGGCGACGCTCCTATCTTTGTTAATCCGGGCGAATTTGTGCAGCTCGTTGGTACTTTTGTGGTTGGCACGGCAACAGCATCGCAGGCTATTCGCTTTACATGGCAACCACTGTACGGTTGGGAATAAGCTAAATGTCATTACTGCTAGCGCTAACTGGTGGGAGTGCGGGGGCTTACACGCTTACCGCAGACGCTGGCAGTTATTCGCTATCAGGTCAATCTTCTAATGTACTAAGGTCTAAGCGCTTAGTAGCTGTATCTGGTGCTTACGCTTTAACAGGCGTAGCAGCTGGCATATTACACAGCTATAAATTAACCGCAGTATCAGGCGCATATACCTTAACTGGTGTAGCTGCGATTATTAGTTATACCCCAATAGCTGGCGCATACGTGCTCACAGCTAATACAGGGGCGTATACATTAAATGGCTCGGCAGCGGCTGTACTTCATAGTCACAGATTAACCTCTGCAACAGGTGCTTATGCTCTAAGCGGTTTACCCGCAAATGTGTATAGGAATAAAAAGCTAGCATCTAATGCTGGCTCTTATTCTTACTCTGGCAATGCTGCAAATATTGTTTACACGCCGATTGCTAGTGGGTATACATTAACTGCTAATTCTGGCAGTTATGTACTTAGCGGTAAAGATGCTTCGATTGTCCGAGCGGGCGGGCAGACTATAGGCGGCGGGTTTATCCCTAATGAAACAAAGCGCAGTAAACCGAGAAAACTAAGACATTACGATGATGTAGAGCCTGATATTGTCGAGTTAATCGAAAAGAAAGCAGAGATTTCGGTACAGCCTAAAAAACGTATTGCAAGTGAATCGCAAATGCGGTCTTACATGGTTAGCGCGGGGATTCCGTACCAATCGACACACCGACAAATATATTTAGAATTAGTTCATGAAATGCGGCAACAAGCGCAGGACGATGACGAAGCTATTGCAACATTAATTGCTATGATGATTTAGTAGCATATGCTACAATAGTACCTGTTCTATCTAACAGGGGAAAAGCCGAAAGGCGTATTACCATGTCAAATGAAAACGATGCTGGTTCTCCAGCAGTGGAAGTATCCACACCTACTGAATCTGAAGTAGTAAATCAAACAGAGCAAAACACATCCGAGGTGACTGCTACCGAGGGGAATGTGGATGAACAGCAGGTAGAGCAAAAAGCGGAAAAAACTTTCACGCAAGCGGAAGTAGACGCAGTAGCTCAAAAAGTGAGGGCAAAAGAGCGCAGACGGGTAGAACGTGAGATTTCGTCTCGACAAGTCGAGCAAAGACCATTAGTAGAGCCTAACCGCGAATCTTTTAGCACAGACGGTGAGTTTGACAGCGCTAAATTTGACTACCACGTTAAAAAAACGGCGGAAGAAATGGTTAGGCGCGACAGCGAGAGAGCGCGGATTGCCTCTAAGCAAGAAAGTTTTATCCAAAAGGTAGACGAATTTGCTGAAGAGCACCCTGATTATGAAGACGTGGTCATGAAATGGGACTTGTCTATTAATCAGACGATGACAGAGTTCATCATGGAAGATGAAGTCGGGCATAAGGTTGCGTACCACTTGGGGAAAAACCCTGATGAGGCTGCGAAAATCTCACGCTTAACGCCTATCAAAGCTATCGAAGCATTAGTTGAACTCAAAAGAGAACTCACTAAAAAACAAGTGCCTAGCGTAAGCAAAGCGCCTGCACCAATTAGTCCCGTAGGGTCTACTGGTAAGTCATCTGGGATGCCTGACCCTTCTAACGTCAAAGCGTATATCGCTTGGGCTAATAAGCAGGAATTTGGGCGTTAATTTTCTCTTTTTATAAAGGTTTTTAATCATGGCAAATAACCATATCACCTCGACCATCATTACAAATGAGGTCTTACGAATCGCTCATAACACTTCTGCGTTTTTGGGCAATGTAAACACGGATTTCAGCGAAGAATGGTCAGGCAAATACAAGCCCGGTCAGAAAATCTCCGCTCGTCGTCCCGTTCAATTTACGCACCGCGATGGTGAAACCGCATCGTTTCAAGACATCAACGAAAACGCAACGGACGTTACTTTACAACCGTTGCTTGGTGTTGACTTTCCAGTAAGCTCCACAGATTTAACAACATCTATCGGGTCAAACGGCAAGGTAAGCACTGAGTTCAAAGACCGCTATCTCAAGCCTGCTGGTTTGAAAATTGCGGCTCTATTGGACTTTCGCATCGGTACGCTGATGAAAAACGGCTTTCATCAAATGGTTGGCACACCGGGCACACCTCCAGCTACTTTTGCGGATTTGCTGCAAGCTGGCGTACCACTTGACCGCATGAGCGTACCGCGAGATGGTATGCGTATGGCGGCGATTGAGCCGGGTTCTAACGCGACTATCGTGGCTGGCGTTTCGTCTTTGTTCAACAACGCGCAAGTGTTGGGGGAACAATACAAGACGGGTATCGTCAAAACTGGCGCAGGTTTGGATATTGCTATGTCTCAAAACGTGCCAAGCCACACAGTTGGGCCATTGGGCGGCACTCCGTTGGTAAACGGCGCTAACCAAGGTTTGATTAACGCTGGCGCAACAGACAATCCATACTCAGCCACTACTTCGTTGGTGACTGATGGTTGGACGGCTGCTGCTGCTGCACGTTTGAACCAAGGCGATACATTTACATTGGCTGGTGTTTTCTCGGTTAACCCTGAGACTAAAGCATCTACTGGTGTATTGCAATCGTTCGTAGTGACAGCAAACACATCGTCTGACGGCGCTGGTAATGCGACTGTTGTGATTAGTCCTGCCATCATTGCTGGTGGTGCTTATCAAAACGTGACGGCACGACCTGCTGACAATGCGGCTTTGACGGTAACTTCTGGCGCTGCAAACACAACTTACACCAATAACTTGGTATGGCACAAAGATGCATTCACATTCATTTCGCCTAAGCAGGAAATACCGGGCGGTATGGATATGGCGTCTCAGTCCAGCCTTGCTGATGAAGGTGGTATTAGCTTGCGTTTCGTGCGTGGCTACGACATCACAACTAACCGTTTCCTGAGCCGTTTTGACGTGCTTTGGGGTGGTGCTGTTGTGTTGCCTAACTTTGGCGTTCGTCGTACCAACTAAAGGAATGAGGGGGCGAAAGCCCTCTCTTTTTGCTTATGTATCCTTTGAATATGATTTTGAAAGATGGCATCGGCTTTGCTTGTGCTAATGACGAATCTGAACATAAAACCTTATCAGACGCTGGCTATGAGCCTAAGTTTGAAGAATCTTTGCAAGATGTAGAAGCCCCTAAAAAACGCGGTAGACCCGCAAAGGTTGAATAAATGTCACGAACCGTTATCGACATTATTAAACGTGCTTACAAACAGATAGGCGTGTACTCTATTGGCGAAACACCAACAGCGGATGAGGCGGTAGACGGTTTAGCCGCCTTAAATGCAATGCTTGATGAATGGGCTACAGAGCAGCTCATTGTCAATAAAGTTTTAGACACAATTCCGCTAACGGCTAACGTAGGCTCTTACACAATAGGAGCTTCTGGTGATGTCGTTACTGCTAGACCTGACACGATAGATAGCTCAAGTTATTTTGAATCAGGTGGGGTAAGTTATCCTATTACGGTTCTTTCTCTCGATGCTTATAACGATTTAACTCAAAAAGGGTTAGGCTCAAGTATCCCTTGTGCCATTTGGTACAACCCAACTTATCCAAACGGTACGATTACTGTTTACCCTAAGCCTACGGCAGCGATGACTTTAAATCTATGGTCAATCAAGCCTGCGGGGTATGTGAATTTGACCGATGTAATGTCGCTAACTCCAGCAGAGGAAAACGCGATTACTAAAAATCTAGCGTGCGAACTCGCGTTAGAGTTTGGCATGCCTGCTAGCCCACTTCTTTTGCGTGGCGCGGCAAGTGCGAAAAAGAAAATCAAGCGCAGGAATTACCAGCCTCATATCATGGAATCAAACTACCCTATTCAGGGCAGATTTAATATCGACACGGGGGTGTTTCGGTAATGATGCCCGTTCCTATTTTTGGCATAGGTAATCAAGGTAAATCCTTGGATGTTGACGCGCAGATACGTACTAACCTTTACGTTGAAGTCAACAACGATGCTGAAAAGAACATCCTAACACTGTACCCGACACCCGGATTAACTCTGTTTGCAGATTTTGGCGCTGCTCCGTGTCGCGGAATATGGGAAGTCTCAGGGGTTCTTTACGTTGTCAATCAAAACAAACTATATGCACTGTTGAACAATGGATTGTTTACTGCTATAGGTACATTGCTAACCTCTGAAGGATTAGTAAGCATCTCGGATGACGGCACTCAAATATGCATTGTAGACGGCGTATACGGCTATATTTTTGACCGTTCTACCCTTGTCTTTACTCAGATAGTCAGCGAAGGATTCCCCGCCGCAAATCACGTTGATTTTAGTGACGGCAGATTTGTTGTAAATGCAGTTGGAACGGGACAATTCTTTGTTTCAGGTCAATACGATGGATTAACATGGGGCGCGTTAGACTTTGCAACCGCAGAGGCTAGCCCTGACAGCTTGGTTCGCGTTATCGCGGATAGTGGATTACTCCTTTTAATGGGCGATAAGACAATAGAACCTTGGAGTAATTCAGGCGCGTTAGACTTTCCTTATGCTCGTATTGGGTCGGGCGCGATTGAATGGGGGTTAGCGGCTAGGTGGTCACTATGTAAATACATGGACTCGCTGATTTTCTTGCGTAAGAATCGACTAGGACAAATACAAGTTTGCGTACATCAAAGCGGTGCGGCTAAAGCAGTTTCAACGCCTGAAATGGACACAGTATTCGGCAACTATTCAGCGTTTAGCGATGCGGTAGGCTTTGCTTATATGTCGGGCGGTCATCCGTTCTATCAAATCACTTTCCCAACTGTTGGTGAATCATGGTTGTTTGACGGTCAATCGCAATCATGGTCAAAACTTAGCTCAGGCGGTGGCCAGCATAGAGCGCTTTTGTACGCTCAATTGTTTGATAGAAAGTATGTTACTGACTATGAAAATGGTAAAATCTACCAACTAAAAGACGGTGTATATACGGACAATGGCGAATCAATAGCTAGAGAATTCATCAGCCGTCACGTAGGTGGTGGAGACTATACCAATATCGCTAGTTTATGGCTTGAAATGGAAGCTGGAGTCGGTGACCAAACGGGGCAAGGCTCAGACCCGCAAATCATGATGTCGGTAAGCCGTGATGGTGGTCATACGTATGGCCCAGAAGTATGGCAGTCATTCGGTAAAGTCGGTCAATACAACCGCCGCGCGCGGTGGAACAGAATTGGAAGGGCTAGGAATTGGGTTTTCAAGTTCAGAATTACAGACCCCGTAAAAACCGTATTCACGCAAGCATGGGGGCTAAAAAGTGAGTAAATTTGATTACCCAAGCGATACGCCCGTAGTTGATTCAATGGGTAAATTAACATTATCGTGGTCTGATGTTTTTAGCCGCTGGCATAACTTGATTGCTGATGGCGTAACCAGTGGAACAACAGCACAAAGACCGACTACACGCCTTTACGTGGGACGGTTTTATTACGATGAAACTTTGAATAAACCGATATGGTTTAGAGCTTTGCCTAACGTGTGGCGCGATGCTGCTGGGGTGATTGTATGAAGCTGGTAAATTATTCATTTTCACTGACTGGACATAAGTCACGACAGCAAAAAGTAGATGCCCTAATAAATTCTATTATTGGATTGCCTCCCGCAGATTGCCCCGCAAAAAACTACTTTACTGATGGCATTTTTGCGCGTGAAATAACAATCCCTAAAGGTGTAACGCTGGTAGGAATGGTTCACAAAACGACTCATTTATGCACGATGTCAAAAGGACATTTATTAATTGACGCTGGCACAAGCGTATTTGAACGGGTTGCACCTTGTACGTTTGAATCTAAAGCATTTTCACAAAAAGCCGCTACAGCTTTAGAGGAAACAATTTTCACAACATACCATGCAACAACTGAAACCGACTTAGATAAATTGGTTGAAATGCTGACTACTGGAAAAGCCAATGAACTACTAGGCGCACCAATGAATAAACAGACAATTGCAAATAAAGAAAAAGAGGTCTTACTATGAGCTTCATAGCGGTAGCAATAATAGGCTCGGCGGCATTGGGCGCAAGCTCTGCAAAAAAAGCAGCAAAGGCGCAAAAGAACGCATCTGCATCCAACACGGCGTTAGCAGAACGTCAAATGGAGGAGGAAAAGCGCAGATACGATGCGGATAGAGAGGATAAATGGACTCTCTTTAACGCTCAAATGGCGGGTGACGAAGAGTTAGACCAACGCAATCGCGCCGATAAAGAACGGGCGTATCAACGTGGTCGAACTGATAATCTAGGGGCAATGACTCGGGGTGAATCTGCGGGTAATCAACTTGCTTACCGCATGGGTCTGGGTGGGACTGGAACGGGCAAAGCTGGTGGTTTAAATGACCGTTACAAAGACTTTAGCTTTGAAGCCGAGCCGGGTTATCAGTTCCGCATGGGAGAAGGGCAAGCCAACGTCAATAACAAAATGGCTGCGAGCGGGAGTTTGTTATCAGGCGCTGCTATGAAAGCACTCACTCGTTTTAATCAAGATTATGCAAGTAATGAATATGGTAATTCATACAACAGATACGCTAACGACAGGGCAAACTTTAGCGCTGAAAATACAAACGAATACAACCGACTAATGGGCGTACAGGGCGCGGGACAAAACGCTGTAAATTCTGTTGCTGGGTTGGCTGGAACGGTCATAGGACAAGCATCAAACGCGCCGACTAGCTTAATGAATAGTCTTAGCGGTTTAAGCGCACAGCAAGGGCAATCGTCTAACAACTATTACAATAATTTAATGAGTAACAACAACGCAAGCGCAAATGCTAGCGCTGCGTATAACAATGCACTTGGCAATGCTTTAGGCGGTGGGCTGGGGTCTTTAGCGGGAGCATGGAATAGCTATCAAAAGAATAACAAACAAACGGCTTACCCTACGCAAAACTTTGGTGGTTACGATTACCTTGATTTTTAAAGGATAAAAAATGTACAGCATGGCAAAACCCAGAAATCCGTATAACAGCAACTGGTTAGCTGAATTTACAGAGCAAAACAGACAAAATACAGGCGCTCAAAACGTTTTAGCGTCAAACCTATACGGTCAACAGCCAAGCTATCAATCGCAGCCAATGGCAGAGCCGTACATGCAAAATCAAATGATGTCCGATGTGTCTTTGATGAGTCGCTATCTAAAAGAAAACGCACCACTAAGCAGCCCAGCAAGCAGCACAGCAGGTAACTATTCAAACAACCCAATGAGTGGTGCAGTTAACCAAGTAACGCAACAGCCAATGGATTACGCACCAGCAAACGCCATGAATATTAATGCGGTATCACCTCCGCAAGATGATTACACCGACTTCACAGACGAAGGCGGGGAAACGTTTAAAATCAAAAAACAGCCTAAGCCAGCGTATGACTGGTCACAGGATTTCGGTTAAGGAAAAAACATGCCAATAGTACAACTTGACCCTTCACTGATTAACTCAGGCGGCGGCGTAAATTCGTTTCAAAATGCCTTCGCTAACGCCCTGAAAATGCGAGCTTCACAGCAAGAGGTGGACGACAATCAATACAAAATGGATGCCATACGGGAAGACCGTGGGCAGCAAAACGCCTTAGCTCAATTGCTAGCAAATCAAGGCTTTGACCCAAAATCTGCACAAGGCCAAGCGCAAATGTACGGCGCGGGAGGTGTAAAAAACACTCAGGGTTATTTAAAAAGCCAAAGCGACATTGCAGAGACTAGCGCAAAAACTAATAAAGAAATGGCTGGAACTCGCAAAGTTGACCTTGAAAACTACTTGCAAAAGTTTGACATCATGGACAGGTTAATGAGTCCAGTTAAAGACCAATACAGTTATGATGTTATGCGGCAGCAAGCGGCAAAAGACCCGTTACTGGCTGATATGGCAACCAACATGCCGGCTATTTACGAACCTGAAAAAATAGCCGCTGGACGTATGCAAGCTATGTCAATTAAAGAAAAAATAGCTGCTGAATTAGCGCAAAGCATAGCCAATGAAACGGGACGCTCACACCGAGCGAATGAGAAAATAAGCGTAGACAACAACACTGCAAACAATGCTACTTCAAGGTTAAACAACCAAGAAAGCAATGCAACATCACGCGCAAATAATAGTGCAAGCGTAGGGGCATCCTATGCCAACGCTGGCGCTACACGGGCGGTAGCCGCTTCTAATGTCGAGGCGGCACGCATGAGGCGCGACCAAGATACCGAGATGAAGCTTGGTGACGACTACCGAGCGCAGTCAAAAGGGTTTAAGGAAGTTGGAGATGCATATAAACAAATTAATGCCACCTTGGATAAAGCATCCGCTTCTCCGGCTGCAACGCTAGCGGCGGCCACTAAATTCATGAAGATGCTTGACCCTGGGTCTGTAGTTCGTGAGTCCGAGTTAGGTATGGCACTTGCCGCCTCTGGCGTATTAGATAGGGCGGCAAACTACCATAACGTCTTACTGAAGGGTAAAGTCCTGACACCTAGCCAAGTGACTGATTTTAAGAATATTACTGGTCAAATTTATAGCGCGGCACAAACGGGACAAAAGGCCATTGACAAAGACTACACTGGAAAAGCAAATGCTTACAAGCTGCGCCCAGAAATGATTGTGCAAGACTTGGGGCAAAATGCTACGCCGATTGGCGACAAGGGTAAATCTTCTGACATTGACGCATTACTTAACAAGTACAAATAATGGCAACACTTGACCAACTACATGACGCACTAAGAAAAGCTGATGCGGCGGGTAACACCGACGATGCTCGAGCACTTGCAAACGCTATTCGAGGTATGCAATCCGCGCCCGTAGCCCCTGCGAAGCCAGAGCCTAGCATGATGGAATCTATCAAACAAGGTGCGGGGAACTTAGCAGCGGGTGCGGTACGTGGTGCAGGTAATATTGGTCAATCAATCCTAACCGCAGGTGAAATGCTGCCAAGCCGTCTTATTCCTAGAGTAGCGGCTGGCGGGAACATTTTCCCCGATATGAAAGCTGATTCACAGCAACGCGCAAAGATGGATTTAGGTTTGCAAGAATTAGGCGCTGACACTAATTCATACGCATACAAAGGCGGAAAAATAGGCGGTGAAATAGCTGGTACTGCTGGCGTTGGCAATGTACTCGCTTTGGGTGCTAGGAGTCTAGGCGCTGCGCCTACGGTTGTTAATGCATTGCGAAGTGGCGGCATGTCGGGCGGTGGCAACTTGGCTACAAGAGTGGGCGCTGGTGCTACTGTAGGCGGTGCATCTACTGCCTTGGTTAGCCCTGAAGATGTTGGCTATGGGGCTGGTATTGGCGGGGCATTGCCTTTTGTTGGTAAGGTGGCAGGTGCTACTGGTAACGCTTTAGGCCGCATGGCTGGCAAGGGTACGCAAACGCCTGAAATGGTAAATGCCATCAATGCAGCGCGTGAGGCTGGATTAGTTATCCCCCCATCTCAAGCTAACCCAACATTAATAAATAGATTAATGGAGGGTTTTTCAGGAAAATTGACAACAGCGCAAAATGCAAGTGCTAAAAATTCTGAAGGTTTTAATTCATTAGCATCTAAAGCTTTGGGTATGCCTGCTGAAACAAAAATCACGCCTGAATTACTGACTAGCATTCGCAACACAGCCAGTGAATCAAGCGCTGATATTGCAAAAACAGGGGTGATTACACCAACAAAATCTTACAGTGACGCTTTAGATAAGTTAACGGAGACGCATCTAGCAGCGGCTAAAGGGTTCCCAAACGCAAAAGAAAGCCCCGTTATTGCGCTGGTTGATTCGCTACGGTCGCCTTCATTCGAGTCTGGTTCTGCACTTGCAAAAATACGTGAGTTACGCCGCGCTGCTGACGATGCTTATAGAACAGGTAATACTGACATTGCAAAAGCTAGTAAAGGCGCTGCAAAAGCCCTAGAAGATGCTGTAGAGACGCATTTGCAGGATATTGGCAGCCCTGCTCTACTGAACCAGTTTAGAGATGCCCGCACATTAATGGCAAAAACCTACACGGTAGAAAAAGCACTTAATACAACAACTGGAACGGTTAATGCTAAAAAAATAGGGGCAATGCTGGAAAAAGGCAAGCCTTTAACTGGTGAATTAAAACAAATCGGTGAATTTGCAAATAGATTTAAAACGGCTAGTCAACCATTAGAAAGCATGGGCAGTTTGCCACAAACAAGCCCGTTGGATTGGGGCGCGGCTGGCGCACTAAGCGCAGCTAGTGGAAATTTATTACCGATGTTAAGCGCTGGCGCTAGACCATTAGCGCGGAAATTATCATTGTCTGATGCCGTTCAAAACCGCTTAGTACAAGGCAGTCCACGCGCTAATCGATTAGCTGAAATGTTGCAATATTCACCGAGGGCTATTCCCGCTATCGCTTCGCAGTAAAGCCTTGCCAAAAGCTAATGATAAAAATAACAGCAACGACAAAAACAGCTTTGTATATTTTAAATTCGATATAGGTCATAAGACATTTTAAAGGAAAACCATGCCAGCATATTTAAGCCCTATCGGCAACAGTCAAATTGTAGATGTTAACGGAAACCCGCTTAATGGTGGAAAGATTTACACCTACTTAGCAGGAACATCAACACCCGCAGGCACTTGGACAACTAGCGCGGGTGCTATTGCACAGACTAACCCAATCATTTTAAACAGTCTAGGCGCTACGGCTAACCCTATCTTTTTAAGCGCGGGGGTTGCCTATAAATTCATCATTAAAGACAGTACGGATGTAACTACACTTTATACGTTTGACAACATTACAGGCATTAATGACCCCTCTCAGGTAGCTTTATCAACGCCTGAATGGATGCCTGCTACCTTTGCAATATCGTATGTATCTGGTACTGTTTTTAGTGCTACGGGTGACCAGACGCTTACTTTACCAGTAGGTATGCGCGTAAAAACAACAAACACAGGCGGCACGGCGTACAGTCGCGTTTTAAGCTCTGTCTTTTCATTAGGATTTACTACGGTAACGCTTTTAAATGACAGTTTAGCTTTAGATAGTGGATTATCAGCTTTAAGTTATTCAATTCTTAGTCCAACTAAACCGTCGCTGCCTAACTCGCAAGCAGCTAGAGATTCGTTAGGTGTCCCTAATGGAATTGCAAAAAATTTATTGAAAAATGCTAGTTTTTTTGTAAATCAAGATTCCTATATTAATTTTACCCCATTAGCTGCACTAGCGTTTGGGCATGACTGTTGGAGGGCAGGGGCTGGGGGCTGCACTTACGCAGCAACAGCAGGGTTGCAAGACTGCAATATTACGGCTGGGACATTGTTGCAAACAGTGGAAACTCCGTCTAGTTTACGTGCTGGTGATAAATTAGTTTTATCTGGGTTTTCTGGCACAGCACAAATTGGGGCAACTGCTTCAGGAATATCTCCATTAATATATACACATAATGGCGACCCTACGATATTTATATCTCTACCAGTTGGGTATCATCAAAAATTACAATTTGAAATTGGCACAAATCCAACATCGTTTGAACAAGTAAGCCCACAACAAGATATTGCTAATTGCCAACGGTTTCACGTAAGGGTAACGGGAATCGACGGCATAACTGGCTGGGGTTCTGGTCGTCAATCAAGCACAACAGGTTCGCGTATTTGGATAAATCCTCCAGTACCCATGTATGCAAAGCCAACAGTTGTATTTTCAGGCGTACAGCTTGATTATTCAGGTGGTATTACTGCGGCTACTGCGTCAACTGTTTACAGCTCAAAAAATCAGGTAATGATGGACGTTACCCATGCGGCGGTAGGTGCTGCAGGCGCTGGGGTTGGTTTACAAATACCAAACGGGGTGGCAAACTACATTGAATTTAATGCGCGTCTATGAAGCTAGGTTTTAAACGTGGCAATAGCTGGTATCACACGATTGTCAGAATACTTCTATGTTCACAATATTCACATTCTGCCATTGAAATAAACGGTAGATTATATGAAGCGGTAGCCCTGAAAAACGGGCGTGACCGTGCTGGGGTGCGAGATTATGACTTAGATGCTGAAACAGCCAGTCATTACGAATGGTTTGACCTTGGCACAAGTGGAGAAGTAGATGCTTTACTTGCTTATTCTAAAGTTGCTGGACATGGTTATGATTTTTGTAGCCTGCTAGATTTTGTTACAATGTTCAAAATTCGAGACTCAAAACGTGAGTATTGTCACGAATTAACCGCCTTAATGCTTGGACTAGAGGAAAAGTACAGGGTAACACCTGAAAAGATATTAACCCATGTTATCAGAAAGTTAGTGAAATGACGAAACCCGCAGGAATTAGTTGGACTATGTTTTTTGCTGAAAAGTATTTCATGCCGTTATTTTTAGCGGGGTCATTAGTATTTATTGGTGGTGCGACATCACTATATATGACGGTGCACGATTTAACGGGTGCGGTTAGACACAATACAGACGATATTAAATCATTGCAGGTCGAACTTAATGCAATTAGAACTAATTCAATCACGCGCTCGGAACTACTTGAAATACTAAAACGAGTTGAACAGCAACTAGAGATTATGACCTTGAAAGCAAAAGTTCAAGAAAAAATCAAACTCACGGGGGATAAATGAAATTAGTAGACAATACACTCGAAGTATGGCGGCACTACAGTACGGGCGCTTTGCTTGCTGTAGGCGCTATTCAAGGCGTTTGGGCGGCTACTCCTCAAGCGTGGATAGATGAACTACCTAAATGGGTTAGCGCTTGGATGGCTTATTCAACGATGACTGTTGCGCTATTGGGTGTAATTGGTAAGTTTATTAAACAAGAATTAGACCCTAAATGAAAACATCACAGCGCGGCATAGCTGCAATTATTCACGACGAGGGCGAGAGGCTAACAGCTTATTTTGACATAGCTGGCGTACCTACTATCAGTGTAGGCGTGACTGATGGCGTAACGGCTGACGATGTACGCAATAAACGAACGATTACCCGTGAGGAATCGCAAGCCATGTTTGCAATGGCACTTGCACCACGCGAGAGCGCGGTTAAACGGCTATGCACTTTGAAGCCTAATCAAAATCAGTTTGACGCTATGGTGTCGCTGGTTTACAACATTGGAGAAGGTGGCTTTGCCAAGTCATCGGTTCTTAAAGCTCACAATTCGGGCGACTTTCAAGGCGCGGCTAAGGCTTTTCTATTGTGGAATAAAGCGCGAGTAGCGGGTGAATTGCGAGTAGTTAAAGGCCTATCAGACCGCCGCGCGCGCGAAGCTGCATTGTACTTAGAACCCGTTGTAACCCCACAATTGACAGAACCGTTATTTGCGCGTATTCTAAAACTTCTATTTGCTTTGTTTAAGAGGTGAAAATATGTGGTTTGCAATTGGATTTTTACTCGGTGGCCTAAGCCTTCACGCTTTTAACGCTGGCTGGCTAGATACTCCTTTAGCTTGGGTACTGCGCAAAATAGGGTTACGCGCATGAATGAACCAACCAAACAAGAATGGAAAGACGGCGAGTTTGTCGGTAAAACAATCGCCTTTCTTACAAGCTCTGCACTAGCTTGGGGCGTGGTTACCGTCTTACTCGCAGTCACTTACATTCTTTTGAAGCTCCCTCCACTTTCCCCTACAAATTAAGGTAAATATGAAAGTTTTATTTTTAACGATTGCGTTTTCAATCCTCTCAGGTTGTGCCATTACACCTGCCGAGATGAAGCACAGCGAGCGAATGTATGACAAGCAAATCGCAGCGATTAAAGAAAACAAGCCCGTGCCTATTTTTCAATTGACCGCAAAAGAAGGTCAAACTATTGAACTCAAAGGCGTTAGTCAAATCAGTGTCTATAACCCTAGCGATGTAAGCGGGAAAATCCCTGAGTACAAAGCACAGCCTAATGTAAGCATTGAAATGGCTAAAATCCTCGTACCCGCTGCGACTAGCATTATGGGTGGCTACTTTAGTACCGTGCTGGGCATTGTCAACGCTACAAAGGGCGCGGCTGATGTTGACACGGCTAACAATGCGCTTGTCAGCATCACGCCAGTGTCACCATTCGCCACCGCGCCATGATTAGCAAGCTAATCGAGTATGTGGTTATCGGGCTAATCGGTTTGCTTGCATTGTGGCTATTAAACGACAGAATCGAGGCGCACTATCAAAAACCATTGTTAGACAAAATGAAAGCTGTAGAGACGGCGCAAAAAGCTAACAACGAAAAAGCGGCTAAAGAATTAGAACTTGCCAAGTCTAAGCAAAAAACCGTCTATATCGATAAAATAAAAACGATTGAAAAATATGCTGAAACATTGCCAAAAAACAACGCTTGCACTGCTGATGCTGCTTTTATCGGCATGTTCAACAATAGCAATTGAACCAGAGATTGACGAGGCTATTGCAGAGCCTTGTAAACCCCTACCTGACGTTCAAATATCCGTGGGCGAGGACATACGCCTAGCATGGCTAAAAAGCCGTGCAATCGATGTTAAAACGCATGATGAATGTGTGAGTAAACATAGGGCATTGCTAGATAGTGTAAAATAGTCACATAACACCCGCCAAGCCTAGAACGCTGGTGAAACTGGTAGTGCTGGACTGTAAAGGTCGATGCTCAAATCGGCGGGTTAATTATCTATACAAAAGATAATGAAAAACAGCTAACCCTTTGATAAACAAAGAATAAAAGCTGGTTTGCATTTCATTATCTATTCACTTTGATAATGGATGCTCATATAATCCTAACTCTTCACTAAGTTTGACCATTTCACTAAGTGCGGTTAGCTGAGTGTCTTTAGCTATTGCAGTGTCGATGGCAGTTCTTACACATTCACAATCAACTGGCACAAACACTTGCAGCGTGAAACCGTTGCCGCCTCCACGACTTGAGGCGTTTTCTATAATCCAATCAAGGCGCTCTGCATCCTTACGCAGCGCTTCTACTTCGGCTTGAAGCTGGGTGATTTGAGCTGCTTGTGTTTTCAGTGTTTCTGCACATTCATTCAAAAACGGTCTTGACGGTGTACGGTTGTCAATATGTAAGGCAGCATATTGTGCCAAGCTAAAAGCTAATTGATTTGCGTTGGTCATTTCTTTGCTCCCATGTATGCGTTGACAGCGGCGACGAACTCGGCGGTAGATATGTCAGACGCTAGATTGTTGTTACACTCGACCATCATTTTGGGCGTCACATCTGCTGCTGTAATGGGTGTGAATGGTGTGGGGTGGGTGTAGAGCGGTTCTGTAAATACCTCCAACTTAACCCATCTAAAAGCGGTGTCTGCACATAAATCATCAGAATTCATATAAGCCACCGGCTCACCCTCTGGCTGGTCTAGTAGCCCTTGTAGCATGGCTATTGCATCATCAGCATCGGGGTGGTGTAGGCAGGCTTTCAAAACATGAACGGCTTGTCTGATTTCTTTTTTTGATATGTTTGGCATGTTAACCCTTCAATATTTTGGTGATGGTGGTATCTTTATAAAAAGCACCATGATTTATTTTTGCAAATTCGTTATACGCAATTGACGCGGCTTTGGGTGTTTCAAAATATCCCAAATGTTTTAACCTTCCGTTTATTCTTGCAAAAGCAGCCCATTTGCAATCCCGCTTATGCCAAGACACGCCTTTGTATCCCGATGTATTTGTGACCCTTACGCCTTGATTCTTCATATTTTCGGAGTTGGTGCACTCTCTGAGATTTTCTAATCTATTGTTGTTTTTATTGCCATCAATATGGTCTATAAAAAACTCAGGAGTTTGCCCGTAGCAATATAACCAAGCAAGACGATGTGACCTATAGGTTATGCCATCAATTTCAATTCTTGCATACCCAGTTTGTTGCAAGTTCCCTGCAATTGCGCCTATTTTTACTCTTTGTGATTTATTTTTTAACCAAGTAAAAATCCCAGTTTCAGGGGCGTAATGTAAATTTTTTTTAAGGGTGGATTGAGTAATCATGTTGAACCTTTCATGTGAACCAATTAAAAGTTGTGACAGGCAGTGGTTCAATCTGCTTTTCCCCCGCTAAAGGTAGTCACGCATTGATTATACTTTATTAACAAGCGGCATAAGTTCTGCAATCTGCGCTTTGAGTGCTGCTATCTGCGCATACGGGTCAAACGTGTTGGGAACTTTGCCGTCTACATAGCTCTTAGTTATGGCTCTGATAGGCGGGTAATGCTGAATAACCGACAATGCATTTTCTGGTGTCATGTGTGGCTTTGTACCGTGATGTACAGCCCAGCGCTCCACGAATTGCAAATCATCTTTTAGCTCTGTTATCTCGGTGGCTTGCTCGGTACGGGCGCGTAGGTAGCCTTTGATGTAGGCAGAACACGACTCTTCGTGGATTTGAGAAGATGGGTCAAGAAGCCAAGCAAATTCCGCTTCTTTGCGCCACTCTTCTATTTGTTCTGGTGATGGTGCGGTCATACTTGCGCCGCCACAGCAAAAAGTGCAACGATAAAACCAGTCCAAGCA